ATAAACAATGGTTAAAAGACAACTATGCAGAAATAGGGCCTTATGGTCTTGCCAGGCATGCTTTGCTTGCAGGGCATTGCATCGGTCATGGTGAAGGGCCTTTCGACTACATCATTGGAGAATTCTCATGATTCTTGTTGATTTCTTTTCTGAAGACTGCTGTAAAGGCACTGAATTAGTGGAAGGCTGGTATTTCTATGCCGATGATGATGAAAGTTTCGTAGGAGGGCCGTTTGCCAGTGAAGAAGCCGCCCTAAAGCCGGCTTTTGATGGTCATGGTTGGTAGAAACAAAACGAAAGGCGGTAAAGGAAACTCGTTAAAACACGGTAAAGGGACTAAATGAAAAATGGTATGGAAACTAACGGGAACGCGGTATAGTAAGGCCCTCCCCACACCCCCATTTTCGGCCTCGCCCATGCTTCTATGCGCCTACACGCATATGCGCATACACGCATGTCAGGAGACGCTGACATAGGGCTGTGTGCTGATATCCTGACTGATACTGATACGTATCCGTAGCAGATACTGGCCATGATCATGATCATTCACGCTACTGATCATGATCACACTCTCGGTTGATCACGATCATGATCACGATGGCGCTTTGATGGGGATCCTCATCATGATCGGCTCTCGCTCCCTCTCATGATCACGATCCCGCTCTGATCATGATCATGATCCTGGTGTTAAGAGATGTGACAATACGGCTCCGCGCCTCTGGCTCCTCCTCTCCTTCTTTCTATTGTCTCTGGCAAGGCCGCGAGGCCTCCTCTCTGTTCTCTGGCTCTCATGCTCTCCCCTTCTCTCAGAGGCTCTGCCTCTCCCTCCTTCCCTCCTCTCTCTGATCTGATCGAGGCGCTCTCCTCTCTCCCATGGGAGGCGATCGCCTCTCAGGCTCTCGAGGCGCTCCTGTTCTCTCTGGCTCTCTGCCATGCTCTCACCGCTCGCCTCTGGCAGGCTCGAGGCCGTCTCGCTCCTCTCCTTCGCTCTGTAGCCTCCTCGCTCGAGCGCCTCGCCTCCGCTCTGCCAGAGCCTCTCTCCTCCTCCTCTCCTCGCGCTCTGTTGATCGAGGCTCTGACAGAGGCAGGAGAGAAAGCTCCCGCTCTGGCGAAGGCCTCCCGCTCCGCTCTCCTTCGCCGCGCATCTCGTCTCGGCCTCCTCTGAGGCTCTGCCTCTGGCCTCCCCTCAAGGGAGGCCTCCCTCCTCTCCTTCCTTCTCTGTTCTCTCGCTCTCGCTCCCATGGCTCCCACTCACGAACTCCTCGCCTCTGATCTCTCCTGGCCTCGCTTCTCCTTCTCCTCTCGTCGTGAGGCCGCTCTGTTTGCTCGCGAGCTCGAGGAGGAGCTCTCCTCCCCCTCGCTCTCTCCTGAGGCTCGAGCTGACAGAGAGGAGGCGCTCGAGGAGCTCCTCTCCCTTCTGTTCTCTCCCGTCTCCTGAGGCTCTGCCATGCTCTCCTTTCTCGAGAGGCGCCTCGCCACAATCGAGCGCCTCCTCCCTCGCCTCTCAGGAGAGGCAGAGGAGCGCCTCCTCCGTGAGAGGCGCTCCCTCCTTCGCCTTCGCCATGGCATCCCACTAGGTGCCGAGCTCCCTCTCTCTGTTCGCTCTGCTGATCTCTCCTCCTAAGGCTCTCTCATGGCTCTCCCTTCCTACTTACGAGCTCGGCTCCTCGATCGCGCGGAGGAGCTCGGCCTCGCCTCCTCTGGCCTCCCCCTCCTCCTCGAGGAGCTCGCTAGGTGGCTGCCGTCTCCCACAATCGAGGCCTTTCTCTCTGATCTCGAGGAGCTCTCCTCCTCTGATCTCTGAGCGCGGATTGTTACGAAATATTTCAAGAGGAGCGGGAGGCTCTGGCCTCCCCCTCTGTATCGCCTATTGTCTCTGGCATGAGGCGAGCAATCGCCTCCCCTCTCGCTCTCTGTCTCATGCTCCGCTCTGTTCGCGCTCTCGCTCCTACCCTCGCTCTGTTCGCAGGCTCTGTAGCCTTCGGACTCTGTGCCTCCTCCTACGGCGATCGCATCGCTCTGGCTCCCTCCGCTAGAGAAGCGGCTCCCTTCGCCGCTCCCTTCGCTCTGTTCGCCTCTGCTGCTGCTGCCTCTGTGGCTCTCGCTGCTGCTGCTGCCTGCGAGGCAGGAGAGAAGCTCTCCCGCTCCTCTCGCTCCTGAGCTCCTGGCCTCCCCATAGGGAGGCCTTCTCTCTGTTCGCCTCGTTCCTGCCATGCTCTCCCCTCTCGATCGAGCTTCTGACGCGGCTCCTCTCCTCTCCCTCCTGGCTCTCTCTCGAGGCCTTCGCCTCTCCTTCTCTCACGGCTCCTACTCTCTGATCGAGACGGCCTCCCCCTCGATCGCTCACGAGAGCCAGAGCCTGTCAGAGCTCGAGGCCTTCGCTCTCTGGCTCCCTCTCGCCTCTGCCTCTCTCCTTCTCTCCTGAGGCTCTGCCTCATGGCCTCCGCGAGGAGGCCTCTCCTTCCCTCTCGCTCTCTGTTCTCATGGCTCCCGCTCTCCTTGCTCCTCCCGCTCCCGCTCGCCTCTCTCGCGCTCCTCGCGCTCCTGAGCGCGTTCGCTCTCTCCTCCCTAGGTTCGGCCTCTCTCCTGAGAGCCTCCTCACCTCAGGCTCTGCCAATGCAAAGCTCGCTAAAGGGAGCGGCCTCGCCTTCTCCTCGATTCTCCATCTCCTCCCCTCTCGTGGCCTCGCTCGAGCCGTCTCCCCTGGCTCTCATGCCTCTCTCGTGAGAGGAGAGCTCCCTGGCATCCGCGCTCTGGCAGACAGAGAAGGCCTCACCGCTCGAGCTCTCCTCTTTAATGCTTGCCCCTTCGCCTCAGAGGCCTGCCAGGAGCTTTGCCTCGCCTTCTCTGGCCATGGGGGAATCAGTCAGAGCGTGGGGGCCTGCAGAGCTCGCCGCGCTCTCGCGCTCCTCGCTGATCGCGATGCCTTCGCTCTCTCCGTTCTATGGGCGGCTGGCCTCTCTTATCGCAAGGCCCGGCGTCTCAGCCTCCCCTTCGCTCTCCGTCTTAACGGCACTCAAGAACTCCCATGGACAGAGGCCTGGCTCTCTGTTCGCCTCTCTCGTGAGGAGGCAGAGGCTCTCTCCGCTCTGTTCGGGAGTGAGATCTCTCAGGGCATCTGCACGATCCCCGAAGCGCTCCGCTCCGCTCCCTTCCTTGATCTGTACGATTACGCGAAGGCCCCCGTCTATGGCCGCTCTGGCCTCCTGGCCATGAGACAGGCAGGCATCCACACGACGGCCTCCCTCGCCGCTGATCGTGAGGGAGGCGCCTCTCGCGCTCTCGATGCCATCGAGGCAGGCTTCTCTCTCGCCGTGCCAATCCTGGCTAGCAAGGGAGAGGAGCTCCCGCGCTCCCTCCTCCTCCGTGATGATCGAGGCCGTGAGGCGCTCCTGCAGTGCATCGATGGAGACGCAAACGACCTACGGATGCTCGATCCCGCTCCCGCTCCTGGCTTCTCTGGCCTCGCCGTGCTCCTCCGTCTCAAGCGCTCTCGAGGCGCCTCTCCTGACGCTGCTCCTCGCTTCGCTCTCGCTCCTGGCTCTGGCGCTTTCGCTCCTATGGCTGGTGGCGGCTCCTTCGCCTTCTCTCGCATCTGAGCTCCTCTTTAGGGAGGCCTCAAGGCCTCCCGCTCCTCTCCTTCGCTCTCCTCTCATGGCTCTCCCTCTCTTCTCTCTCACGGCTCCTGACGAATACGGCGTGAACGATAGCCTCGCCTCCTTCGCTTCTCTCGAGGAGGCAGAGGAGGCGCTCTCCTCCCTCCTCTCTGAGCTCGAGGAGGCCTCCCCTTCCCGTGCTTCCTTCCTTCGCTCCCTGGCCTCTCAGCTCGAGGAGCTCCTCCTCGAGGCCTCAGAGGCAGAGGAGGAGCTCCTCGCATGATTCGCTCCTACCGTCTCCCCTCTCGCTCCTCTCGCGCTCTCCTCATCGTCTCCCGCTCCGCTCCTCCTCCTGGCCTCCCCCTCCTCGCTCGCTTCGCCTCGTGGCGCTCTCGAGAATCTGGCTGGCTCTCTCTCCTCTCCCTTCGCCTCCCTGGCCTCTGGCTCCTCCTCCTCCGCTCTCTCCCCTCTCAAGCCCGTCTCAAGCGGATAGGCTACCCTCCTAGCTAGCAGCCTCTCAGGCCTCTCCCATAGCCTCTCAAGCCCGTCTCCTGGCTCCTCAGGATGACGGGCCTTCGTCTTGCCTCTCTGTATGCGCCATCACGCATAGTGCGCAACGGAGGGAATATCCCCTATGCGCATAGCCGCATAATATAAAGAATAAAGAAGGCCCCTATTGTAGGGGCCTTTTAGCTATACTTCCGAATCCCAATCCATCGCCTCTAGTTCTTCAATTAAACGACGGGATCGTTCGATTAATTCTTGAGTGCGACGCTGTGACTCAATATCTCGTTGCTTCAGTTCTTGTAACTGAGCGGCGAACATGTCTGCAATTGACATAGCTTTGAGTTTGCGAGGTTCGTTACAGAATCGCTTCTGCACTTAAAGCATACAGAACTGTGCGCCAGTTTTCGATACTTTGTAACATTTCTTCAAACAGTTCTGCTTATGCTTGCCATAAGCTTGGCTGATGGTACTGGTGTACTAGGGAGCACTAGTACGGCAATAGTACAGTGGTGGGCCGGGCATACCTCCAAAAAAAGTGCAATCAAAAATGACCTGCTTTTTCACCCTCTAGGTATTTATACCTAGCAAATAGTTCAGTGCTGATTGTACTAATGCGGGAGAATCGTCAAAGTGGCCTAGGCCAAGATTGCAGGAGCTGCAGATGTAGCCTCTAAACTGGTCTGTTGTATGACAATGGTCCAATACCCAGCGTTCTGTATGTTTTGAGCAGATTGGACAAGGGCTTGGCAATGGACGCGGGAATTGCTTTTTTAATTGAGAGCGTAATGTTGTGTGTTGACGAATGCACATGCGGCAACGGGAGTCGAGGTTGTCACGATTACGAGGCTGGGAGGGGAAGGCGATGAGAGGCTTGCGTTCTTTGCAAAGCTGGCAAAGCTTTGTTGGTTCTATGGAATAGACGGTCATGACGAAAGCTTGTCATGACGAAGCTAACTAGCAAAAAGCTAGTTGCCATACGCTGAAAGCAAGCTCTCGTAGAGAGCGCCGCTTGAAGCGTTTCAGACGATTAGCTTCTCCAATGAAAGCGCCCCAAGGCGCTGAAATGACGCACAAGATCGCGCATTTTCCTTTCCATCGTCTTTAGCAAGAAGGCGGCCTAAAGCCGCCGTTCAAGCTTTCTTAGATAGAAAAAGCAATTTTTAAGCCCTGTCTAGTGATACGCACTATTTGCCCGAGCCATTACTTAGGAGCTGGCTCAGCCTTTCTTGCGCGGGCTTTTGTTTAGCACTGGCCTTTTGATTTTCGCTGCTTGTCTGAGACGTTCGCCTTGGGGGCTCACTGGTCTAGAGAACGCAGCTAGTCAAGCCCTTTTGATTTTCGCCGCTTGTCAGGAATGTTCGCCTTTGGAGGCTCACAGCGTCTTGATGCGCGGCTAGTCGGGCCAGTGCGGGAGAAGCCAGCTAAAACAAAGCGTGCTCCGCCTATGGACATCATATCTAACGCGGAGGGGCAACTGTTTTTCCCAACGTTCCCAGCCGTGCTATGGTGGGGAGAAATTGATCTCCATCGTCTCCATGGGCACTGCCAAATGGCTGATTTTTTCCTATTGGTCGTCGAATGAAACCGTACTTCGCATGGATTGCACGGACAATCCTGCGGGGCTGCTGGAGCATTTGCTATTCGCGAACCACGAACTGCTCGTCGTCGTCAAAGCTTTCCAAGCCGCTAGCAGGCGGGAGACGGAACTGGCGGAGCGCTTCAAGGATTGCCACAAGTTTGATAATTGGTACGCCCTGCGCACTGGCTTAAAGCGCTTTTTAGAAACTGAAGCGGTATGCGAAACGCTGCTTCTCAAGAGGGAGTGCGGGATGGATCATCGTCGCTTGCGCTGGTGCCCAGCAGAGCCTGATAAGCAGCAAATGCTCATTGAGGCGCAGATGGATAGGAGTCTTCCTGGCTTCGTCAAGAACGCAGAGCGTTTTGTGATGTGGGCTATTGACGAACTTGCGCAAGAGAATGAGCAATGCTTTCCAAGCCTATTAATCAAGCATCCTGCCAATCGCTTCTACAAGCCCAAGACCATTTACAACACTATCAATGTGCTCACCGAGCAGGGGAAGATTGTAAAACTTCCATCAAGAAGGCTTGAACTAAGCAATAGTGGTCAAAAGGAGATTGATGGATTGAAGAAAGTAGAAGAGATTAAAGAAAAGAAAAGGAGGGGCACTTTGCGTGCGTGAAAGCTAAAGCTTGTATAAAACGCCACTTTCCTTTCCATTGAAACGGGCTAGCGTAATGTAATTACGAACTAGCCCCATGCTTGGTTTGCCAGAACGTCAACCATTTAACTATGGAGGCGTAAAGCTTTGGCCGTGTTTTAGCAGGCCAGAATTTCAATGGTTTGCAGCAATAGACGGTTCTCCCCATTACTTCCGTAGCCTTAACGAAGCCAAGTTGTTTATTAAAGATTTGGTCTCAAACGAGGATCCTGAGAACTTATGCGACTAAAGGGAAATTTCCCTTTTCCATCGTCCTGTCTGAGCTAGCCTGCCTAAGTTGATCGCGCCCCGCTGAGCGGGGCTTTGTCGTCTCATGAGCCTGAAAGAAAAAGCCACATGCGAGCCAATTGCACGCACTGGTAGGGTGCAAGACTGGATGGACAACCCTGAAAGTCGTCTACCAGTTTCCTGTACAACGTTTGTAGTGGAAGACGATATGGAAGCACCAGATGGCATTGAGGCCTCTTGGCGCTTCGTAAGCCATGGCCTGCGTAATGCTGCAGGCGTGGCAGTGCATCTTTCCAAGCTGCGCCCGAAGGGGAGCGACAATGGAAAAGGGCTGATTGCCAGTGGTCCTGTAAGCTTTGCGACCATCTATAGCAAGCTCAATGAAATCTTGCGTCGGGGCGGCAAATTCCGCAATGGGGCAATTACGCTTCATCTTGATTATTTCCATCCTGATGCTATTGATTTCGTAAAAGCATCACGCTCTGAACTTCCTTGGGCAAAACGTTGCTTGAACGTTGATAAAGATTTCCTAGACAAAGCATCGCCTGAATTAATTGCAGCTTGCCTGAAGGCAATTGCCAATGGTGATTTGTGGCTGACAAAAATCAGCTATGACAAAAATGGCAAGCGTATTTATGGGAATGTTTGCCTTGAAATTTTGATTCCCCATCGTGGCACTTGCCTTCTTGAGCATATTAATCTTGGCGCTTGTTCCATTGATAATCTTGAAGGCGCTTTTGTGGCTGGCATGACGGAATTGTGCGAGCTGCATGGGCGTACTGGCGTGGGCGATACTGGCGAATATCTTGCCCCTGAGATTGACAAGCAAGTGGGCTTGGGCGTGCTTGGCCTTGCCAATTTTCTTTCCATCCATGGAATTAGTTATAAAGATTTTGGCGATGCCATTGAAGCTTATTTGATGGACGACCTCCATCCTTGGGCTTACCATTGGACAGATACCGTGGCCGGAAAAGCCGTCTACGCTTTTGATAAAGGTCTTCGCTCTGCTGCTGAAGTGGCGCGTGAAAATGGAATGGAGCGGGCTTTTACCATTGCCCCTACTGCATCTTGCTCTTATCGCTACCTCGATACTCGCGGCTTCACCACTGCCCCAGAAATTGCTCCTCCCATTGATCGCATTGTTGATCGGGATAGTGAAACCATGGGCGTAGAACGTTTTGAATATGGACCAGTGGAAATTGCCGAGGAAGTGGGCTGGGAAGCTTTCAGGAAAGTAGCTGATGGCATTATGCGCCTAATGGGCCGCACTGGCCTTCTTCATGGTTATTCCATGAACTGGTGGTCTGATCTTGTTGCTTGTGACGAAGCGTTCCTTCGTGACTGGCTACAAAGCCCGCAAACTTCTTTGTATTACGCTCTTCAAGTGCAAACTGGCACTCAAGCTAAGGACGATGTTGGAGTAGAATTAGGGGAGAGTCTGACCGATTTCTTCGGGCTAGAAAGCGAGCCACAAGCTTGCTCCATGGAGGCAGGATTTTGCAGCAGTTGCGCTGAATAATCCTCTTCTTTTGTTTAATTTAGGGCAGCATTAGCTGCCCTTTGCTGTCTCATTCTCCATTCGCAAATAGCAAATCATGGCGGTTCTTGATTATTTTTCTGCAGTGGCCAAAAAACGTCCTTGGCAAGCAATGGCCGTGACGAAAGGCGAGTTTGTTCCTGGCTCCGAAGAGACTATTTTTCGGGCTCTTGCTATTCGCCATCTTGAGCTTCCCGTTAAAGATATGCTTTTGGAAGGGCTAAAGCGGGATCTGCCTGATTCTCCTGGTCTTGTAGAAAGTATTGAAAGCAATATTTTGGATGAAGAGAAACACGACCTTGCGTTGAACTACGTGGCTGCTGCTCATGGAGTAGATGAAAAAGCCGAGGCGGAAGCCCTGCGTATTCGTCAAGCCTGGTACGATCATCCCGCCCATCCCATTGCAAAAGTGGCCACGCTTGAGCGGAGCTTATTCTTTACGATTTTGCCATTTTTCCGTTTTAATGGAGACAAGGGGCTGCGCACTGTCGCGACGGACATAAGTCGTGATGAGATTTGTCACGCATATTGCCATACAAAAATTTGCGAAGAAGCAAATGAAAAATATGGTGAGAGCCTGAATAAGCTGCGCAAAATGACTGCACTGTCGATTTATGACAAACTTGGCAGCTCAACTAATAAATACCTTGACAAGGATTTTTGGCTGCGTCAAAGTGACAGCTTGTTTTACAGTGGCAAAGCTCCTGAGCTGAATACTACAAGGGCG